CCTGCAGCAGTTCCAACTTTTTGTCCTGCAGCTGTTCCTGCAAGACCAGTTAAAAGATTGCCACCAGCTTTACCTAGTCCACCAATCATATTTCTGTAATAATTAAACGTATCTATTGCTCCATCTTTAGAATAACCAAGACCACTCAATCTGCCTGTTGCAGCAGCAGCTAGTACTTTAGGAGGAGTTAGTGCAATATAACCAACTTTTGGTGCTTGAGTTTTAAGAAAATCTATTGCTTCACCAGTTCGATCTACAGCAAAATCTTTAATATGTTTACCTAAATCTGTTCCAGCTATAGCAGAAATACCAGCAGCAATTTCGTCTAAACGATTTAGAGATCCATTAAAACTTTCAGGAATACGACCACCACCACCACCATTACCACTACCACCACCACCGCCTAAACCAAATCTACTAGAAGACATATTACCATCTGTATTGTTTACGTTTTGATACCCAATCCTTTTTCCACTATAACTGTCTCTTACAGTTCCGCTATCCTTATCGTAAATAGGACGAGAATATCTTGTTCTTAATACATCACGTTCAGTTTCTCTATTAAGTTGATCCAATCCATCTTGTCTTAAACGGTTAGTTTCTCTATCACGTCTTTTATCTCTTAAACTTTTCTGATGCTCAGCAATTTTATCATTATTGTCCTCCGCAGCATTTTCAGCCTGCCGTCTTTCCATTGTCTTCAAATCATCATAATTATAACCAGATCTAGCAGGACCACCTGAATCATTCCATATTTTTTCCGCAGCATTTTTTTCTGCCATCTTTTTTGCAGATTCAGCTGCTTGAGCTTCTCCAGCTGCTCGAACTCTCTGTTCTGCTGTTGGTGTATTTTGAGTTTGCGGCAAATAACTTGGCATGCTAGTAGTCGATGGTGCCTGTCCCATTCTTTCTGTTGCTCTTTCCTTCATACCAGCAGTATCTGCAATACTAGCACCACTGAAATTACCACCAGCCATTGTTTGATTGTATTCTTCATCAGGGGACGGTTCCACAATATCTGGAGATGGTCTAGCAATTTGTGCTTGATTTGATCCCTGTGGTTGCTGTGAGGATTGTGCTTGTCCAACAAAAGGTGGTCTAGCAATAAATGGTGTAGTTTGACCAGGTTTTAAAGGAAGCGGTAAAGAAGGATTAGTTAATGCCTTTGCTCGCTGCGTAGCCCAAGACGGCTGTGCACCAGCAATACCACCCATTGGTGCACTAAATCCAACAACTGTAGCTTCGTTCAACTTTCCAGTAATAGAAGTAATGCAATCTAAAATAGATCGTTCTTTTTCTTTTTCTAACTGGAAATTTGATTTAATCATTTTAATTTTCTTAGGAAGTCTTCAAACAACTTGATTGCCTTTGATTCTAATTGACGACTTGAGGTTTTCTTAATTTCTCGACGATACTCTTCGGCTTGACGCTCTTCCAAAATACCATTGTTCCAGATCCATTCTTTGCCTTCCATGATGCCGTTAACAAATGCACCAGGAGCACTAGGATCCGCAACAATATCTACGGCACTTAGGAGAAAATCATTACACACTTCGTTGTATCCGTTTCGTTCTCTTAAAGAACCCATACCACGACTAGATACACCTAAACGAGCACCTTCATTAATAAGACTCTTAACAATTTCACCCATCGGAGTTCCCATAACTTTTGCTCGTCCTTGAACATCTTTACCATTGCTCTTAAATTCAAGAATGATGTGAGAAACACGATCTAGATTAACAACAGGATTAGTTGGATGATTTAATTCACCAAATGCTCTTTTGTTTTGAACGTATTCTCTGTCATACCGTGCAATTTCATTAAGTAGAATGTTACGTGGATACATACGCTTATTTCTGTTCAGTGTATCTGATTGCATAAACACACCTTCAATGAAATAATTCTTACCGCCGCCTTCGGCTGCTTCGGTGAGAAATTCTACTTCTTCAATTGTTTCGGTTATTAGCTTCATAGATTAATATCCATCTGATCCAACAGTGCTAGCACCACCAGTAGGAGCACTATATTGTGGCATAGTTTGTGGCGCATTTTGCATAGGTTGTTCGTCGCCTTCGTCAGTTTGTTCTTCGTCCTCTTCTTCGCCTTCTTCATCACCCTCTTCTTCGCCTTCACCGCCGCCTTCTTCAGCCCATTTGGTAGAATTTACCTCCCAATCACTGAGTGTGCCATCGTCGTTTTTGTCTGCCTTCTTGGCATCAAACTCTTCAAAAATAGCAGGAGCATAAGCTTCAAACTTTTCATCAAGAGCTTCACTCAACTTAGTATTGAGAGCTTCTCGAATAACAGATTGAGCCTGAGCGAGATTTTCGTTCATGACTAGACGAATAAATGAGTGAATTTGATCAGTGTTTTCCATGGATAGTTTCCTTATTTTTTGCTTTCTATTTTTGCTAAATTCAATACTCGATTAAATGATTCTTGTGATTCTGAGAGTAACTTGACCAAACGTTGTCTATTATCAGTATTTAGACTTTTGTACAGTTTACCCACAGCTTCTTGCTGTGTTTCGTTTAAAATACCAACGGCTCCGTCTCGTAATTGATAGGAATTTTCAGGAATAAACTGAGTAACTGGAACTGGTTCAGGCTTTGATAATTCCAATTGAGCCTGTATTGGTTTTATAATTTCTAAAATATTTTTACTTTCTTCTAGATACACTTGTTCCATCATGAAAGAAGCTCGCTCATTCAAATACTCTTTAATAATAGTATTAAACTGATCAGGTTTACCTCGAAGAATCATTTGAACTAAACGTTGTGCGGTGCTCATTGTGGGGGTGCTTGTTCGCCTTCTTGTTGCTGTTCTTCGCCTTCTTCGCCTTCTTGACCAGGTTCTTCTCCTGCCAACATTTGCTGGTATGCTTGGGCTTCTTGGGCTTCAAGTTGCTTCTGCATCTCTCTATTTATCTGTGCATCAATTTCAATAATATCTTCATCTGATTGTCTTAAGAAGTGTTTACGCACATATTCACCCGAAAAGAAACGACCAATATAAGGAGTAACTGCCGCAATGATATCGAGACGCTCACGCAGAATGTCGTTGGTCTTAAGTTCATTGTAATATGAATCATTATTGAATTTAAAACCAATGTCTTGTACGACACGATTCCAGTCTTCTTCCGTCATTATACCCTTAAGAATAACTTGGGTCTTTAACAGATCCAAGAATATAGTACTGAATCTTTGTCGAAGACGATCAATAAATTTATTAAATTTAACTTCGTCACGAGTAATTTCTGCACTACGTCCCATGTTGAAACCACCATCAGGCATCATGCGTGACAGGGGAACACCAAGAGCTCGGTAAAGCTTTTGTAGTAGATAATTAACGTCATCCATCTGACCAAGGTTCTGACCACCATCAAGCGTACTGATTTCTGTGCCACGACCACCTTCACGTCGAGGCATCCAGTAATCCTCAAGCATGCTCATATGATTACGCTCATCCTTGATTTCGCCAGTCTTAGGATCGTAAATAGTCTTGTTGCGATATCGGTTCATGATTTCACGAAGATACTGCTCAGCCTTCTGCTTAGGCAAATTACCTACGTCTACGTAAAATACTCGTCGTTCTGGTGCACGAGAAATTCGATAAATAGCTACGGCATCTTCGATTTGACGAAGCAGATTTAGGGGACGAACAGCCTTCTGTAAATAACCGACTACACGCTTTGTGCTAGAGTCAACAATACCTGAGTGCACATAGGCAATAGTGTCTGGTGCAATTTTCCATCCTGTTGGATTTGTTGGAAAGTTTGCTTCCTTATCTGTGTCGGTGTAAACATAATATTCTTGAATACTTTTAATAGGAGAGAAAGGAGCAGCACCACCGTAAACAGCTTTATCCTTTTCAATCTTTCTAACTTTTTTAATCTTTACAGGATCAATAGGAACTAGTTCAATGATACCTTTTCGAATATCATTCTTATCAATTTTCTTGAAGTAGAAAGTCTTGGCATCAATAAACCAGCGACGAAATATATCGTGGGATTTATTAGAAAAATCTAAAAGCTTTAGCAAGTGATTATACTCGCTATGCATTTTAGTTTTAATTGTTTCAGATAAATTTACACGATCTAAATCAATCTTTATTGGTTTTCGATCAGTATCTAAAACAATTGCTTCGTTAACAATGTCTTCAATGGCAGAATCTACTTCTGGGTATAATGCCATTGAACGATAATGGGCAATTAATTGATTTTCGTCTCTGGCATTTCCAGAAAAATCTGCAAATGTACCAAACACACCACCAGTCTCTAAAACATAAGATCCATCATATGAATCTGGAGTTATTACGTCACGATTTTCTGGTGGAGCGTCTTGTTTCTTTTTTCCGATAGTAAAACCGAATAGTTCTAATTCCATAAATTTTCACTTTTTGTAAATTAACTAATCTCATAATGACTGTAAAAAATAGTAACTGCAAAGCTAGCAAGAGTATTATCTGCTCCCATATCTAGGGCTATATCGCCTACTGTTTGGGGCCAGCAATTATGTAAAGTAAACTTTCTACCTGTAAGCGTAGTACCACCATTAGTATCTAGTTGCTCCACAGTCCAATCAGCAGCAAAATGTTTGCTTGGATCAAGTCCTGATACTGATGTAGTATTAAGTAAATGATTGTTTATACCATTGCTCCAAGCATGAAATGCTTCATATAATTTTATTTTTGATGAAGGCGTATCGTCTAATACCGTTATTTGCCAAGGACTATAAACTCGTTCACCAGGATATACCACAGTTCTTCCTCGATAATTTATAGGAATTCCACCTAATGTGGAATTAGGAAG